GAATCAGTTAGAAAAAACTAAAGGCTTTCTCAGGGTTCTTTCTTCATCGGTTGGAATTCCAACCGATGAATTAATTAAGTACAACACAGGTGGAAATTCTGAAAGAGCAACTTGGACTCATCCTCAGTTTGCTATTAATATAGCTCAATGGATTTCTACCTATCTTATAAAGAATACAGAATTTTAATTTAAAATAAATTTTTATTTTTAAATAAAAAACAAAATATTTATTTTTTTGTAAAATCAAACTATGAAAATACATATATTCATTTTAATATTTTTTTATTTTTAGTAAGAAATCGTAAAATATTGATATGAAAAGCACAGTAATATGAAGAAATTGACATAAATAAATTTATTTATGTCAATAATGAGGTCTAGGTATGCCTTTCATATCAATATCTCACTCTTTTCTGATTAAAATGCGAGATATAACTATGACAATATGATTAGCATAGTTATATCTTACGAAATAAATTAATAACGTTAAAACCTAAAGCTTTCTGAATAGGTGTATATCCGTTAATCTCAGTCATGTTAATATATTTCATTAACTTATCGTGTTTATTTAAATCGTCTTCCTTATCGTCATAATACTTTGCCTCATAAAACATATTTTCCCCTACATAGTAGGTTGTTCTTTGTTGTTCATTTTTGAAAAACCAGTTTCCCATATTTTATTATAATATTTATAATAAAATTTTTATTTAACAAACCATTTGACTTGCAGTTTCATCCTCTTCTAAAATTTCTAACAAAGAAAAAGACTGTGCCAAAGGAGAACTAGGCGGTGTTTTTGGAGATAACATTGGAGTATCAGGTGAAGTATCAGGAAATCTTCGTATTTCAATTCCAATCGTCGATAGAGCTATAAGCATATCTAGTAGATCCTTATCGTATTTTTTTATATTTTGAAACGTTTCATGGAAATCATTTGTAAAGTCTTCTAATTCGTCTTTCATAGTATCTTCAATAATTTTTTTTATTTCTTCGTTAGTTAAATAGGAAAATTTAGTTTTAAAAACAAGTATAGTATCATAAAAATCTTTGAGAGTTGTTTTGGCTTCTTGTAATTCTAAATCTTCAATCAAACTTGAACCAGATGTATCTTTTATTTCTACAGAATTAAAATAATGATCATTATGTTCATTCTGTTTTTGACTCATTTATTCTTATAAAGAATTTTATTTAAATAATAAATAAAATTTTTAATTTAATTTACTTTCCTATAGGTGTCATTCATATTTGAACTATGTTGATATTTATCTTCAATCTTTTGTTCTTTTGCTTCTTTTTCTCTAATTGTTGGTTGATCTTTTAAATCATCTGATATTTGAATGTGGCGTAGCATTGACGTTGAAATTTTTTTTCCGTTTGCATATAGCTTAAAAATAGAGTTTAAAATTTTTGTAATATGATTCGATGTTATAGGAGTAATTTTATCATTAAGTGTAAAAAAATAACCAGATTTATTTATTTTAAACCATCGTGTGAGTATCTTACATAGAGCTTGATCTATTGTTAAAACTTTTGCTCCAATGCGTTTTACGTTTTTAAAATTATTTAGATAGAATTTATAAGATAATTTATCTTTTACTAAAAAATTTTTTTCTTTATTTTTTAAATCATCGTATTCTTTTTGTGAAATCAATTTCGTATCTGCAACATTGTTTCGCACAGGATGTGCGACGTAAAATCGTAGAAGCACATATTTTTGAAGCATCGCATATTCCGTTTTTGATAAATTTGGTTTTGTCCATAGTTCAACATCATTTATATCTGTTAGCATCTTATTCAAAATTCCTTTTACAGTATTAAAATCTATCCAATTATCTTTTTGTACTTTCGTTTTTTCTTGTGAATTAATTTGTTCATTTACTTTTATCATAATAGTTTTTAGAAGTGCTTGATATTTATCTATTAGTTTTTCATTTTTTTTATCATCGGATCCTAACGCAACTAAAACCGCCGTTAATCTGTTCTTCTGAGTGTTTTTGTTTGAAATTTCATCTATACATTTTTTAATATTTGAGAAATCTTTTAAGAAGATAGTTGTAAGCTGTTTAGTTTGTTGATCAGGGTGACATTTTTTTAACATCATCCTTAAATTAGTGATGTAATTATTAATTGAACTTTCTGATAATTCAGGTCTCGATTTTGCAATAGCTTTACGTAAAAGTTGAGATGGTTGTTTGATCATATCTTTTTATTATACGAAATAAAAAAAATATTGTTATGAAAAAATTTAACGAAGTCTGCTTAATCTACCTCCCGTCGTTCTTCCCGACCCCATTCTTCCGCCAGTTAATTTACTAGCTTGACGACTCACGTTCGCGACCCCTTCAAGTAGAGGACTGAACTCAGGCGCGATAGCACCAACTATGGGTCTAGCGAAATCTGCTACACGGCTAATACCATGAGATACTTTGTTTATAAAAGATTTGAATCTATCGCCGAATTTGCCTCCGTGACGACCACCGTGAATTGCTCTGAAGATTTCATGAGAGATTTCTTCGTTACCTTGAGCAGCCGATAGAACCATTGCCTCGCTGTAATTTCCAATTGATGTTCTTGCACCGTTTTCGTAAACTGAACAAGTACCTGGCATACTAAAAACTTGGAAAAATTCCCAGTCTCCAGTTGCTCCAGAAATATTTTGAGCTTGTGCTTGAACTTGGATCGTGTATTGCCCTGCCACTCCTGCAGCCTCGTTTGCCTGAAGACCGATATCCTCTCCAAAGCGAACTGCGAAAACTGAACCTCGGTATTTTGAATACTGAGCCCAAGACAAATTAGAACCACATCGTTGAGTGATACTGTATAATTCTTGATCACTTGCGGTAGCTAAAAGACCAGAGTTGTTATTCCACAAAACATTAACATTAGATAATTTACAATATGCGTCGGATACAAGATAATTAGACGAAGCACGTGAGTGCCTAACGAATAAATACATTGCCGAAGGAATCATTGACAGTTTGATTGAGTCAGAGATAACCTGAAATGTAGAATTATTCGTGATAGCATTATATGGTTTAATGTATTGCTGAAGTTTTTCATAGAATACGGTTTGAACTGTTGGTAAAGGCTGGATGATTTGTGGCGTAATATAATTCATAAGAATTTCTGGAGCTTGGTAAAAACTTACAGATACAGTAGTGATCGCATTTCCGGCTGAAGAGTGACAAAGAACCCGATTAGTATTCTGAGTCCAACGGAAGTTCAGGTTAATTTGATTGATATTTACAAGACCTTCACTGTCACCCCCCATACCTGTAAGGAAAGGACTTAAAAATAACGGCTCTACGACTTCGCACGTAAACGATTTTCCGTCTTCTGCTAGCGTAATTGGAAATCCACCACGAGACATTTCTGCTGAATTTTCTCCGTAGTCTGCTAACGGATTTCTAGCGCTACCTAGAGTCGTCCATGCGTTATATTGCTGAAATTGATCAGGCATCGCAGGTGAACTAGAGACCGAACCAATTCTATCTAATAAATCATTATCAAAAGTAAGCATAGCATTCATAATATCAGTTGTATTTTGAGAAATCGTTTCTCCGTTAATCTGAACCGTCACGACATCCGTGATCGCAGAAATAGGAAACTGGCGTAGGGCGTCATTTGTACCGATTTGCATCGCCTGATCTGTTTCTACACGTAGATAACATTTTATACGAACATCGCGATCCACGATAGTTTGTGTACTCGGCGGCGAAATGGAAAACGACGCCTGAACTAATGGTTGGAGTGGAGATCCCCACGCATTTGACGGAAACAGCTGCTGTGTCACACGTGATCCACCTTGAGCTACAATATGTGTCTTCATCTGATCACTTTCTATACGAGAGCGAGGAAATTGAAGACGTGTTAATGTTGACATTCTTTTATTATACGGTAATATAATAAAAAAAATAAAATAAAAAAAAAAATTTAAGAAAAAATTTAAGAAAAAATTAAGTCATTTTTGGCTGAGGTAAAAAACAGCCAAGGCATACCATTAATAATGACGCATAATTTCTTTGTGAATTACAATCTGTATCGTATACAAGCATCGTAGCAGAAAATACTATTAAACCTGTTAAAACAGATATTTGAGTAAAATATTTGACGGCACTTTTATCCATTTTTATACAACAAGAAATCCATTCTTTTTCAATTTTAGGTTCATCTGGTACAACAATTTCATCCATTTTATTATATAACAATATTTAAGAATTAATATCTTTTCTTATAATAAAATGATAAGATATAATAAACCGATGTCTCTAAGAAATCAAATTAGAGGGATGGGTATAACTCAATCTCAATCAGATTTAAATACCGCCGCCAATGACTTAATGGAAGGAAAAACCAAAAATTTAAATGATATGGGCGATTTTGTTTAC